GCAGCAGCCGACAAGCGACACGGCGGCGGTTATCAGCAGAAAGCAGTGGCGCATCTGGCCAAAGGACGACCCGCCCCCGTGTGAGTACATCATCCAGTCATGGGATACGGCCCATGAGACCAAGAGCACATCTGACTACAGCGCCTGTACAACGTGGGGCGTTTGGTACAACGAGGAAGAGAATGACAAGCCCCAGCTCATCTTGCTGGATGCTTTCAAGGACAGGATGCCGTTCCCCGAACTCAAGCAGATTGCGTTCAAGCATTGGAAGGAATGGCAACCCGATGCGTTCATCGTGGAGAAGAAAGCCGCTGGCGGGCCATTGATCCAAGAGCTACGCAACATGGGCATCCCTGTACAAGAATTTACACCCAGTCGTGGAAACGATAAGATGGTGCGCGTCAACGCCGTGGCGGACATGTTCGCTTCAGGCTTGGTGTGGGCTCCAGACACACGCTGGGCACGAGAAGTGATTGAAGAGGTCGCGGCTTTCCCTGTGGGAGAGAACGATGACTACGTGGACACGACCACGCAAGCACTCCTGCGATTCAGACAAGGCGGATTCATCCAGCTCGACACGGATGAAAAAGACGACCCGATTTATTTCAAGCGCCGAGCGGCGTACTATTAAAGGCACAAAATGGCAACAAACATCGACAAGGCCCTGTACCAGAACCCCGTGGGGATTGATGACGCAGCTCTCAACGAGGAGGCTATCGAGATCGAAATCATTGATCCCGAGCAGGTAAACATCCACGCAGGCGACCTTGACATCAGCATCACCCCCACCGAGCCTGAGTTCGACATAAACTTGGCCGAGGAAATGGACGACGGTGAACTCCAGACGCTGGCTGGCGACTTGGACGGCGACATTGAGAACGACAGGAACTCCCGCAAGGACTGGGAGAAAGCCTACGTCGAGGGTATCAAGCTCTTGGGCCTCCAGTACGAGGAGCGTACAGAGCCTTGGAACGGAGCCTGTGGCGTGTTCCACCCGATGATTACCGAGGCCGTGGTGCGCTTCCAGTCAGAGGCGATCATGGAGGCGTTCCCAGCCCAAGGGCCGGTGCGTACAAAAATTCTGGGCAAGCAGACCCCAGAGAAGCAATCAGCGTCTTTGCGGGTTGAGAACGACTTGAACTACGAGCTGACAGAAGTCATGCGCGAGTTCCGCCCCGAGCATGAGCGCATGCTGTGGAGCCTGCCCGCTACCGGTTCAGCGTTCAAGAAGGTGTACTTCGACCCGAGCTTGGACAGACAAGTGTCGATGTTCATTCCAGCAGAAGACATCATCCTGCCCTACGGCGCGACGGATTTGGACACCTGCTACCGCGTGACACACGTCATGCGCAAGACCAAGAACGAGATTGTCAAGCTCCAGCAAGCGGGCTTCTATTGCGACATCGAGCTGCCAGATACTGACAAAAGTCAGACAAATATCCAGAAGGCCAAGGACAAAGAGACCGGCTTCAGTGACATGAACGACGACCGGTACACGCTGTATGAGTGCCACGTTGACCTGAACCTGCCCGGTTACGAGGACATGGACGATGACGACGAAGAGACCGGCATCGCGTTGCCATACGTAGTTACCCTAATCAAAGGAACAAACAGCATTCTGGCCATCCGCCGGAACTGGAAAGAAGATGACCCACTCCGACTCAAACGACAACACTTCGTTCACTATCAATACATCCCGGGTTTTGGAGCTTACGGCTTTGGCCTTTTCCACCTCATCGGTGGATACGCAAAGTCAGCCACCAGCATCATTCGCCAGTTGGTTGATGCAGGAACTCTCTCAAACCTGCCCGGAGGACTGAAGTCCCGTGGCCTGCGCATCAAGGGAGACGACACCCCCATCGCGCCCGGTGAGTGGAGAGACGCAGACGTAGGCTCAGGCAACATCCGCGACAGCATCCTGCCCTTGCCATACAAAGAACCGTCAATGGTTCTGTCTGGCCTGTTGGACAAGATCGTGGACGAGGGCCGTCGCTTTGCCGCAACAGCCGACATGAAAGTGTCGGACATGAGCGCCCAAGCGCCTGTGGGCACCACACTAGCCTTACTCGAGCGCCAGCTCAAGATCATGTCTGCTGTGCAGGCACGTATGCACTACAGCTTCAAACAAGAGCTGAACCTGCTGGCCGACATCATCAAGGACTACACAGACCCTGACTACGACTACGACCCAGACAGCGATGCCCCACGCAAAGCCAAACGGGAAGACTACGCCCACATTGACATCATCCCCGTGAGCGACCCCAACGCGGCCACCATGAGCCAGCGCGTTGTCCAGTACCAAGCTGTGATCCAGATGGCACAGATGGCTCCGGAGATTTACGACCTGCCCAAGCTACACCGTGGGATGCTTGAGGTGCTGGGTATCAAGGATGCCGACCAGCTCGTGCCCTTGACTGACGACCAGACACCTCGTGACCCCGTGGCCGAGAACATGGCGGTTCTCAAGGGCGAGCCTGTCAAGGCGTTCTTCTACCAAGACCATGAGTCCCACATCAAGGTGCACATGTCCGCGATGCAAGACCCCATCGTCATGCAGTTGATCGGCCAGAACCCCAAGGCTCCGATGATTCAAGCAGCCATGATGGCCCACGTTGCAGAGCACGTTGGCTACGCATACAAGCTCAAAATCGAGCAACAGTTGGGTATGCCCCTGCCACCAGAAGACGAGAAGTTGCCACCTGAGATCGAGATTCAGTTGTCAGCCATGATGGCCCAAGCTGCGCAGCAGGTTCTCCAACAGAGCCAAGCTCAGGCCGCACAACAACAGGCTCAGCAACAACAGCAAGACCCGTTGATTCAGATGCAGCAGCAAGAGTTGCAGCTCAAGCAACAAGAGTTGCAGCTCAGACAGCAGGAAGTCCAAGGCAAGTTGCAGATCGAGCAACAACGCTTGCAGATGGACGGCATGGCCAAGATGGAACAAGTTAAGCAAGCCGACAAGAAAATTCAAATGGACGGCATGGCCAAGATGGAACAGGTTAAGCAAGCCGACAAGAAAATTCAAATGGACGCATTGGCCAAGGCTGGCCAACTCAAGCAAGACAAGGCTCGCCAAGAATTTGAAAACAAGAAGTTGCAAGTGGATGCCCTGAATAAAGCAGGTCAACACAAGATGCAAAAAGCCCAGCTTGCAAATCAAGCTGCACAACAAAAGGAGAAACCTGAACAATGATTGAAGAATTCGCACGCGTATTGCGCGAACAAATACGCACCGACATGAACAACTACGCCGATGACTTGGCTGGTGGGATGTGTCGCAATTTTGACGAGTACCAAAAACTTTGCGGAGTCATTCAGGGTCTGGCCACCGCAGAGCGCTATCTAATCGACCTTGCAGAGAGAGTGGAGAAAGCCAATGAGTGAACTCGTTCTAGAACCGGGGCAGTACGCCCTGCTTGAAGCAATCCAACCCGTCGATGCGCCTGATGAAGGTGCAGATGATGCAACCAAAGCCACGATGCTGCCATCCCCTACGGGTTGGAAGTTGCTGTGTGCTGTACCAGAGGTCGATGAAAAGATCGCTGGCACCAGTCTCGATTTGGTTCGAGATGCCACAACCATGAGACAAGAAGAAAGCGCCACAACCGTTTTGTTCGTGTTGAAGGTTGGCCCAGACGCGTACAAAGACCAGACCAAGTTCCCCGGTGGCCCGTGGTGCAAGGAAGGCGACTTCGTGCTCGTGCGTACATATTCCGGTACGCGCTTCAAGATTTTCGGAAAAGAGTTTCGACTGATTAACGACGATCAGATTGACGCTGTTGTGCAAGACCCTCGCGGACTCACCCGCGCATAAGGAGTAGGAATGTCAGAACCATACAAGTTCCCCGACGAAACCGAAGTTAATGTCAATGGCAAAAATGTCAATGTGACAGAACAAGAGGATGACGTTGAGATTGAAGTCATTGACGATACGCCTGTCCAAGACCGTGGTCGCAGACCACTGGACAGGGAAGTTGAAGACCCAACCGACGACGAGATTGAAACCTACACCAGAGGTGCGCAGGATCGAATCAAGGAATTGACTCATGCCCGTCACGACGAGCGTCGGGCCAAAGAATCCTTGGCTCGTGAGAAGCAAGAGCTGGAGCGTCTTGCACAGCAAGTGTTAGAGGAAAACCAACGCCTCAAACAATACGTCAATACAGGGACAGCGCAGTACACCCAGATGGCTCAGACCGCAGCAGGTGCGGAGTTGGAGAAAGCTCGGCGGGAGTACAAGGCTGCACAGGAAGCGTTTGACACTGACGCCATTCTGGCCGCGCAAGAAGCGTTGCTGGAAGCCAAAATGAGAGTGGAGCAGGCAAGAAATTTTCGTCCGCCCCCTTTACAAACGCATGAAGTTGATGTACAACCCCGTTATCAAGAACCCCAACAGGTTCGAGCCGACGAAAAAACCTTGCGCTGGCAAGCCAAAAACCAGTGGTTCGGCTCAAACGGGTTTGAAGAAGTTACCAGCTTTGCACTAGGGCTGCATCAAAAACTAGTCAACTCAGGAGTCGATCCTCGCACCGATGAGTATTTCGAGCAGATTGATGCTCGCGTGAAGTCAACGTTCCCCGAAATGTTTGGTGGTTCGGAAGACAGGCCAAGGAACGGCAATGCTCCAAGAAAGCCTGCGGCAGTGGCAGCGCCAGCGACACGTTCGTCTGGAGCTAAAAAGATCCAATTAACGACGACCCAACTAGCGTTGGCTAAGAAGTTTGGATTAACCCCGCAGCAGTATGCTGCTCAAGTAGCAAAATTGGAGAATTGAAATGGCTGAAAACCGTACCCCTCGTGACAACGTCTCACGCGATAAGCAAGCTCGTGCTGTATACGTACCGCCGACTGCACTGCCCGATCCGACACCTGAACCCGGATATGTCTACCGTTGGGTAGCCACACATGTCTTGGGTCAGCACGAACCAACCAACGTGTCACGTAAGTTTCGCGATGGCTGGGAGCCGGTGAAAGCAGCAGACCATCCTGAGTTGATGATTACTGGTAGTGAAAAGACAGGAAACGTCGAAATTGGTGGACTCATGCTTTGCAAGATGTCTGCCGAAAAAGCGCGTTCTCGGGACGACTACTACGACCAGCAAGCTCAGAACCAGATGGAATCAGTGGATAACCACTTCATGCGAAACAATGATTCGCGTATGCCTTTGTTTGCTGACCGCAAGTCAACAACCAGTCGCGGCGCGGGTTTTGGTTCAGGTTCAAAGTAAACAAGGAGTCTCTAAATGGCATCTACAGCTACCCCCTACGGGCTAATCCCCGTAAATCGTAATGACGGCATGCCCTATGCTGGCGCTACGAGTCAGTTCTTGATTGACCCCGCTGGTGAAGGCACAAACCTGTTCTACGGGCAAGTTGTCATCATCGGTGCTGATGGTTACATCGCTTTGTCTACCGCTACTGGCGCAGACTTAACTACCAACAACCTCGGTGGCAACACTTTGGGTGCTTGGGGTGTGTTCGTTGGTTGCTCTTACGTTAACGCGCAAGGCCAAGTAATCTACGCTCAGTACTACCCATCTGGCACAACTGGTGTGGTGACTGCATACGTTATCACCGACCCCAATGTGACTTTCCAAGCACAGTTGGACGGCGTTGCTGACCAGTCAGACCTCGGTGCAAACACTTTCTTTGCTGCTGTGCAGTCTACTTCTACAGGTAATACCCGTACAGGTAACTCAACCAGCGCATTGGAGTCAACCACTGTCGCTACCGCTGCCGCGTTCAAGATCATTGGTTTTGCTTCCCCAATTACCGATGCTTTCCCAGACGTGTTGGTTAAGTTCAACCCCGGCGCACACGCCTACACCAACGCCGTTGGCATCTAAGGAGCACATAAATGGCTATTTCACGCGCACAACTACTCAAAGAACTGCTCCCCGGCTTGAACGCTTTGTTCGGCATGGAATATGCACGTTACGGCGAACAACACAAAGAGATCTACGAAACAGAGAAATCTGAGCGTAGCTTTGAAGAAGAGACCAAGCTGGCTGGCTTTGGTGCAGCACCTGTCAAGAACGAAGGCTCAGCCATCGCTTACGACAATGCACAAGAAGCATTCACCGCCCGCTACAACCACGAAACCATTGCTTTGGGTTTCTCAATCACTGAAGAAGCGGTTGAAGATAACTTGTACGACAGCTTGTCTGCTCGCTACACCAAAGCCTTGGCCCGTGCGATGGCCTTCACCAAACAAGTTAAGTCCGCTTCCGTCATCAACAACGGTTTCAACGGCTCTTACTTGGGCGGCGACGGTGTCACCTTGTTCGGTAACAACAGCTCCAGCGTTCGCGTTGGTCACCCACTGGTCAACGGTGGCGTGAACTTCAACAGCCCCTCCGTTGGTGTGGACTTGAACGAAACCTCTTTGGAAAATGCCGTGATTCAAATCGCTGCATGGACTGATGAGCGTGGTCTGTTGATTGCCGCCAAGCCTCGCAAGATGGTTATTCCTCCTTCACTGATGTTCGTTGCCAAGCGTTTGCTTGACACTGAACTGCGCGTCTCTACTGCTGACAACGACATCAACGCGTTGAAGCAAATGGGCGTA